CTTTTTAATATTGACAATAGCTTAATGCACATTAGTGTTAGATGTAGATATATCTAAAACATTTATGAGGTTTTTGCTTGAGCAACAAATTTGATTCAACAAACTATCCACCCCAAGTTCCTACTGAGCTTCAGTTGGGAGACTTTTGGGCATGGAAAAGAGAGGACTTAGCAAATGATTATCCAGTAGCATCTTACTCATTATCTTATGAGTTTAATTTAATTGATGGTGCTACAGCTTCTAACTTTACATTAACAGCTACAGAAACAGGTGATACCTATATCATAGAAGCATCTAATACATCTTCTTATACAAAAGGTAATTACAACTGGGTTTCTTATATGACTAGAAGTTCTGATTCTGCAAGAGTCAAACTGGAAGAAGGTTTTGTAGAAGTTCAAGATAATTATGCGACTACAACTGCTTCAGTTAGAAGTCATGCAAAAATTGTTTTAGATAGCATAGAAGCAGTTATTGAGAACAGGGCAAATATTGACCAATCATCTATGTCTATAGCTGGAAGGTCATTATCAAGAATGTCTATAGATGAGCTTTTAACATTTAGAGCTAGATATAAGGCTGAATATCTAAAAGAAGTCAAACAATTAAGAATTAAAAACAAAAGAGGGTCAGGAAACTCTATCAAAGTTAATTTTGGTAGTTCTGCTGGTTCTACACCCAAGAGTTACACATAATGGCATGGTATAACAGAATACTAGGCGTTAATGAGCCTAAAAAGAAAAAAAGACAGGCTTATAGAAGGAGCTATACTGGTGCTAATACTGGCAGGTTGTTTGCAGACTTTGTAACAAGCTCTACAAGTGCCGATGCTGAAATAAAAGATAACATAAGAATATTAAGAGATAGAGCAAGAGAGTTAGCAAGGAACGATAGCTACATTGCAAGATACCTTAACCTAATGGTGTCTAATGTTATCGGTAAGCATGGCATAAGAGTTAGTAGTAAAAGTCGAAATGACAATGGTTCATTAGACCTTGCTGCTAACCAGCTCATTGAGTCGGCTTGGAAGGATTGGTCAAAAGTAGGTAACTGTACTACCAATGGCAGATTATCGTTTTTAGATTGCCAGAAAATATTTATTGAATCTTTAGCTAGAGATGGTGAGGTTTTAATAAGAAAAATAAAAGATAGCAATTCTCCTTTTGGATTTCAAATACAGTTCCTAGAAGCAGATCATTTAGATGAAAATAAAAATGATGTGTATAAAGCAACAGGCAATCGTATCAAAATGGGAGTTGAGGTAGACAAGTATGACAAGCCAGTAGCTTATCATCTTTATAAAGATCACCCATACGATAGAACTTATGCAAGTCAAAATCAACACATTAGAGTTCCAGCAGATGAAATTATCCATGCTTACCTACCTACTAGAGCAGAACAGACTAGAGGTGTTTCTTTAATTGCTACATCAATGGCTAATGTGAAGATGTTAAATGGTTACTTAGAAGCAGAGATTGTTGCAGCTAGAGTTGGTGCATCTAAAATGGGTTTCTTTACCTCACCTGATGGCGATGGTTATGTTGGTGATGGTGAATACGAAGACACCTTTAATCCAACAATGAACGCACAGGCTGGGGTCTTTGAGCAACTTCCACAAGGTATGGATTTTAAAGCTTTTGACCCAACACACCCAACATCTGCTTTTGATTCATTTACAACCAGTGTTTTGAGAAGTATTGCATCAGGTTTAAATATTTCTTATCACTCATTATCAAATGACCTTACGTCAGTAAATTACAGCTCAATAAGACAAGGTGCTTTAGAAGATAGAAGTATGTATCAGATATATCAACAATTTACAATTGAGCATTTTGTAAACCCAATATTTCAATCGTGGTTAGAGATGGCAATATCTACAGGTCGTATTAATCTACCAATAGGTAAGTTTGATAAATTCTCTAACTCAGTAAACTTTATACCAAGAAGTTTTGCTTGGATTGACCCTTTAAAAGAAATGCAGTCAAACGTACTTGGCTTACAAAATGGAACAATAAGCTACTCAGATATAGCTGCTGCTTATGGAAGAGACACAGAAGAGCTATTTGAACAACATCAAAAAGAGATTGAACTAGCTAAACAGTATGGAATAGAACTAGCATATCAACCATTTGGTCAGAAACAACCAGTAGAAGCCAATATCAATGGCGGAGATAACGAAGATGAGTAATCCCACTCAGGGTATGAAAGAAGAAGCTCAGAGGGGTTTAGATTGGCGTGAAGAGCATGGTAGAGGTGGTACTAGGGTTGGTGCTGTAAGAGCAAGACAAATAGTAGCTGGTGAAAATCTATCTGATGACACTATCAAAAGAATGTATAGTTTTTTTAGTAGGCATGAGGTAGACAAACAAGCCGAAGGATTTAAACAAGGTGAAGAAGGTTATCCTTCAAATGGCAGAATAGCTTGGGCATTGTGGGGTGGTGATGCGGGTTATTCTTGGTCAAAAAGATTGGTAGAACAAATGAAAAAAGAAAAAAGTTTTGACTTGGAAGGGTCGGAAAAACATCCTTTATTAACAAATGAAGAGGAGAAATCTATGAATAAAGAAGATAGACACATCCTTAATGTTACTGAAACTGACAATACTGTTATTGTTGAATTTGAGAAGCATGAGGATGTAGAACATGAAGGTGAAGAATTGGAAGCAACTGATGAAGTCTCTATGGATGAATCAAGCGAAGAAGAAAGGAAAGTAATTGATATGCCTATGAAATTTAGGACTATTGATTTATCCAAGCATTCTTATCTTGACGAAGAAAAGAGAATAGTTCGTATAGGTGTTTCTAGTGAAGAGCCCGTAGAACGTAGTTTTGGCATGGAAGTGCTAGGACATTCTGCTGAAGATATAAACATGGAGTTTATTTCATCAGGCAGAGCACCATTATTACTTGACCATGATATGGAAAAGCAAATTGGTGTGATTGAAGAATTCAAATTGGATGAGACCGCAAAGAGGACAACTGCGGTGGTTAGATTTGGTAAATCTGCTTTAGCTCGTGAAGTATTTGAAGATGTAGCTGATGGTATACGAATGAACATTTCAGTTGGTTACAGAGTCGATAAATTAACAAGAATGAACAAAGACGATGAGACTTACTACAAAGCTCAATGGACACCTATGGAAGTTTCTTCTGTAAGCGTTCCTGCTGACCAGTCAAGGCTTGTTGGGGTTGGACGTTCTAAAGATAAACAAACTATTAATAATATAGAGGTAATAACAATGGAAAATAAAGATATTAATCTTGAAGAAGTTAGAACTCAGACTATTGATGAAGCTAAAGCTGAATTTAAAAGAAACTCAAAAGAGATTATAGATTTAGCAGCTAGACACAATAAAAGAGATTTGGCTGACAAAGCAATTGCAGATGGCGTATCTGTAGAAGAATTTAGAGGTGTATTATTAGAAAATATTTCTAACAATCAGCCACTAGAAACTCCTTCAGAAATCGGCATGAGCAAAGAAGAAGTCAGAGACTTTAGCTTAATTAAAGCTATAAGAGCAATGGCAAACCCTTCAGACAGAAAGGCACAAGAAGAAGCAGCATTTGAATTTGAATGTTCTGCTGAAGCTGCTAGACAGTATGGCAAAGATGCACAAGGCATTATGCTTCCTGCTGAAGTTTTAAGAAGCTGGGGTAAAAGAAGCTTAAACACATCTGATGATTCAACTCTAGTAGCTGAAGATTACAGAGGAAATGACTTTATTGATATACTCAGAAATGAGTCATCAGTAATGCAAGCTGGAGCAACAGTTTTAAGAGGATTACAAGGAAATGTTGTAATACCTAAGAAAACTGCTGGTGCTTCTGCTGGTTGGATTGCAACTGAAGGTGCAGCTTCTGCTGAGTCTGAGTTCACTGCTGGTTCAGTAACTATGACTCCTAAAGTAATTGGTGCTCATACTGATGTAACAAGACTTTTACTACAACAATCTTCTTTAGATGTTGAGAACTTAATCAGAGATGACCTAACAAAATCAATCGCTACTGCAATTGACTTAGGTGCTTTAGCTGGTTCAGGTTCAAGTGGTCAACCAACAGGTATTGCTAGTACATCAGGTATTA